CTGTACAGGCTACACGACCGCAGGCCGACGACGCGACATGTCACTTCCGTGGCGCATCGGGTCGCGCAGCAACCATGGCCTGTATGGCCAGGTCGCGGTAAAAGACGTCGACTTCACTACCGGACCTTTCGCGTCGCAGCCCGATTTCAGGGGAGGAGAGCAAGGTAAGATATACAGCGTACCGGAAGAAGCCCAGGTCAACATGCAGGTGCACGGGTCCTTGCATCTAGCTGGCGAAGGCTTTATCCCAGGGACGCCCACTTGCGATGAACTTTTGTCTGACCCTGCCCCCGTTGACGTCCTGATACCGCCCCTGAAATCCGTCTGCATGACCGCTGTCGACGAAGTCCTCCAGAAGCTCGCTCCAACCAGCTCGGACCTGTACGAATTCCGGCGTGAAACTGGGTACGCCAACCTCGGCAACCTCGGCTCAAAGAGCATGAAGATCAAGATGCGGCACCGCCCCATCCTCGACCCGTTTGCCAGCAAAGAGAAACGGGTCATCAGCGTGGCTCGCTGCAGGTCACGCGCGCAGACAAACAGCCTAGATCATTCGCTGCAAGCAGCGATCGGCCGCTACGCGACTGCTAGCAGCAAATTGCCCTTAGATCAGTTTGAACCTGAGGTCCAGCGGCTCACCACGGGGCTCAACAAGTTTTAAGATCCACCAGCTCACCCAGGTCACCCCGGAAATGCTCGCCATTGCCGAAGCTGAGGCTTGCCAAAACATAGTCGCGAAGAGGAACCCCGCTAGGCAAGAGGAAGGCCTCTACGGGTCTACCGCCTTCGCTACTAGCACTATCTCGTGCTTTAACAAGCAGCAAGACAAAGCTGGCCTCAAAACTGAGACCTGGCTGCAAGGCAACACCACCAGCACGGGCGGTTACAAGTTCAAGGGGGGACAGCCCATCTCAGCCTCCCCGAAAACTATTAACCACATCTGCATGGCTTACGTGCGTTGCTTGGAGCTTGAGATCGTAAGATGCCGTCGCCCAGGAGTCCATCTCCCGAACGGCACTAGCACAGAGGACTTCAAGCAGCGCATCGACGCCGACATCCGAGCCTTGCCAGAAGGCAGATACCAAACTGTCTGCACAGATATCAGCGAGCAAGACACTACTAAGACTGCCGCGGTTCACGAGCTCGTGAAAAGGTTATTCCGCATCATCGGAACCCCGGAGCACGTCATTGACATCTTGTTCAGTACCATCCGGGCATGGGCAGCTCGCGGCCTTGATTACACCCTCTGGACCTTGGATGCGTTCCAGAGCGGCACCGCCATGACTTATCTCAACAACACTATAGATAACATGGCCAGGGTCGGCAGCGCGTACGACGTCACTGCACCATTCGTCGCAGGATTTAAAGGCGATGACGGGTTCATCAGGTCGCAACAAGTGACACGCATCCACACTTTCAACGAGTTGAAAGTTGAGGAAGGGGTGACCGGCACTTTCGTTGGTTACCTCATTGGCGACGAGTTGACGATCGACTTACCAAGACTCGCTAACAAAGCCGCCTGCCGCACCTACACCACCAAGCAGCGGG